GGATGCGAAGTTTACAATATTTCTCCCGAACAAAAGGGTAAGAAATGGAGTAAAGAAATGTTTTTAAAAATCTTTGAACGCGAAGGCTACACATTTGAACCAGATTTTAAACCAGCCAAAATCAGTCAAGATGAAATAGACTGTTTTTCACTTGCTATTCAGGCTAAAAATTATATGAAAAGATGAAACAAAAAGTTGAAATAATAGACGGCATTGAAATTTCTACATGGAAAGAAATTGAAAAAATTTCTAAATTGTATCCTAAACCTATAAAACATGCCCAAGGTACGCAAGCTAAAATATTCATTTTGAAATTTTACATGGAACCATTATTGAAAGACGAAAGACCTCCGATGGATTTCATGGAACCAGGAAGAATGATAACGATAGCGTACAAAATTTATAAGGAATCAAATGGTGATGCAACAAAAGATTTGGCGTTAACTTTGTTAAAGAAATTTATAAACTAGGTTAATTTTGCAATTTGTTAATTAGTGGTAAATAAGAGGGTTAGGCATACGTCTAGCCCTTTCCATTTAAAACATAACCACTCCTATTGATTCAGCATAATCAATAACCGCTCTAGCATGGCACCTTGCTATCGTGTTTTGAAATGATGGGTCAAACATCATTTTAGCATCTTGAAAATTAGTAAAGAAACCGTTTTCAGATAATACCGAAGGCATTAAAGTTTTGGTTAAAACGTAAAACCTTTCTTCTTTGTCGTGATCCCCGTCGCTATTATCAGGACGAAAAACCCAATTAGGATAGGATTTTTTAACTTCTTTATATAGAAATTCTGCATAAATATCCGATTGGGTTTGTCCTGGAAATGTAAACACCTCCCATCCCCTAGCACTTTTATTTTCGGCTGCATTTCCGTGAATGCTTAGGTATATTGAACCTTTATAATTTTTGGCTGCAAAGTTTGCCTTTTGCACTCTTTTGCTTAAAGGTGTATCTATAATTTCATCATAAACTTTCATTGTGGTCATTCCCCAATCATTCAAATAATTTTCAATAAGATTGGTAACAGCTCGGTTAAAAACCCCTTCAAAAAACCATCCATAAGAATGAAATTTGCCGTTATTGTGTTGACTACATTTAGATGGGAAAGTAGTATATCCATTAGGTAATTTCACTTTAGGATTAATCCCACCATGACCCGCATCCAGAAATATACAAAATTCTTTTTTGTCCATAATTTTAATTTTTAAGGGGAATAGAAATCAATCTACTCCCCTCGGCTGCCTAAGGTAGCGATTCTTCTGCGCCTATAACTTGAATCCAATCAATGCAAAAGCCGCACTAATCAATGATAACTTTGCAGGCAATTTTACCTCAATTTCCTTTCCAGCGCACTCTTTCGATGTTTCCTTAATCTTGTCCCAAATGATTTGAGCTAACTGGATGTAATTTTTCCACGTGAACTTAATTTTATTTCCTTCCATGTAAATGTTAACCTCGCTTGCTAGCTCCGCAAAATTCATTGAAAAACAAGCCACGTCCCCTAATGGACTTTTTACTGTGTCGGCTGATTTTAAAGCCTCTTTAAGATTAGTATTCATTTTATTTGTTTTAACGATTAAAAAAACGTGTTATTAAAACTCCCAAATTTACACCAGTAATCCGTTTAATATTTTCCGAAATAGAATAAAGCTCCACCGTTGCTATTAAGAACGCTGACATATACGTAATGTTGAACGGAAGGCTAAAAGTATTTCTTGCACCCTCGAATATAAGAATGGCGCAAAAATAAACGACTATTTTTTCAATGGTTCGATAAAGTCCTTTACTATTTATCTTTTGACCTTCCTTCTTTGCCGCGAGGATTCCCGTTCCCATGTCCGCAAAAACAACAAAAATTGTAAAAATCAAAAATCCTTTAATCGGAACAAAGAACGAAAATATCCAGCCGCAACAAATGGCATACGTTATTTTTTCCCATCCAAGGTGCAAAAGGTTGATTAAGGTTGCTTTCATTATTCAATTTTTATTAGCCTAACATCACCGTCAACGGTTGCAAATTTACCATTCGCAAATTTGTATAAGTCGTATTTTACACCATTGAAATTAAATGTAATTTGATTTGTGAATGTCGAGAGTAATAGGTTGGTTGTAATAGAATAAACTTTGCCGTTATCAGGATTAAAAATTAAACGCTTGTTTACATTTAACTCAATCACACCATCTATAATTTCACTGTTAAAATTTAACTTCCAGTCTCCGATAAACTTTGCCGTGTCTCTTTGAGCCGTTGTAAAATAGACAGGCTTACCGCTTATTTGAACGTGCAAATCATTGTAATAATTAATTCTTTGCACCGCTTTGCCCTTTGTAATAATAGGCTTTGCATGAATGGCAATCGTGTTGCTTTGCCTTTCAGCATCGGTGACAAGGCTTTGAATGGCAGTTGCAGAATCGCCCAATATTTGCTTTGAGCCTGTCACGGTTGAATCAGACAAAGTAGTTTGCTGAATGATGTAATAAATGTTACCTTGCTTTTGTATGTACACCGTGTCTTTGACAACGTCTTGGGCAAAGGAAAACAAGGGAAGGAATAAAAATAGGTATCTCATTTTATTTATTTTCAAGGTTAATAATTCTTTGTTCAAGGGCTTTGATAAGGGCTTGTTGCTCTTGTATGGCTTTGACTAAAGTGGCAGTAATAGCTCTATAATCAAGTTGTAAATCACTTGTGCCCGTTGATGAAACTGCATTGGGTATAACATCAAAAACATCTTGAGCGATAAAACCTACTTCTTTTACGTCACTATCAATTTTTCTGTCAGTATCATTATATAAAAATGTGACAGGATTTAAAAGTAAAATTTCATTTAATCCAAAAGGACTATTTTCTATTGTATTTTTTAAATTCATGTCAGATGTTGCGGCTTGTAATACTCCAGTAGCTGAAGCCCCTATGTCATTTATTCCATTCATAGCCGTTATCCTTGCATTGCCGACAACGTGTAAGGCTTCAGATGGCGCATTTGTGCCTAAACCAATTCTTCCATTATCGCTTTCTAAAAAAAAATCATTTCTAAATGTGCTTGAAACAAGTTTTGTACTTACAAAAAAATCACCATCTACATTATTAATTGAAAATTCTTTATTAGTATTATTTCTAAAAAATTCTGCATATTGACCATTGCTTTCGCCATGCCCAAATAACATTTGTGTATAATCATTAGCATTTGGAGCTATTATATAAACCCTTGCTCTATTGCCTTTACCTCCGACTTGTAAATCAATATTAGTATTTAATAATGTTTTTTTACCGATTGATAAAATCTTATTAGTGCTATTCCAAAATAAAGATGTATCGGAAGTTAATGCAGTTCCATTACTATAAATAACATTACCATTTGCGTAGCTTGTTCCTCCCGTTCCACCACTTGCTAAACCCAAAGCATTACTAAAAGTTGGTGCAGTTGTAAATGTCTTTGCCCCATTTACCGTTTGCGTTCCATAAGTGTTTACATAGGCAATAGAAGCCGTGTCCGCTCCAAGTTGCCTCCACTTTCGCCCTGTTGCTGAAGCCTTGTAAGTGTAAAGATTTATATTTACCGTATCAAGCACAAAGTATGCAGCCGTGTCGCTCTTTGCGGTCAAAGTTGTATCAGCAGCCACGCCTCGCCAAATCAGCCCGTCCGCGGTACTTTGTTCCCCAAGCGTTATTTTTTGGTTTCCGTTGTTTGGGTATTGCGCCAAAGCAAGGCAAGGCAAAAGGAAGAGGAAGAGGGAAAGGAGTTGTTTCATGTTTATGTTTTTTATGATTAATTGCCAGCCATTTTAATCCAATTACTTCCATCACTTACAACTGTAGTAAATTTACCTCCACCAGACACCAATAATACAGATGACAAGGTAGAGCTATTTAAAGGTTCAACATTTGAAGCATTTGAGTTGACTGCGCCAGTGCCAATGTTTTTAATAGTAATTGATTTATTTGTATTTAAACTTGCTGTAGGTAATGTGACTGTTATTGTAGAATTATTGTTAAGTTTTAAGTATATAACACTGTATGAAGTTAAATCTTCAACAAACGATACACTTGTTCCAGTTCTTGATATATACAAACTTGCATTAGCACTTGCAGTTACACCAATAGCCGTTCTAAAATCCGCTGCGCTTAAAGCAGTTACCGTGTTATCTGCGTTAAATCTTGGAAAGGTAATGGCTGAAGGATTAGTAAGCATAAACATATTTTGTCCTAAAGTTGTGCCGCCTAAATCAATTCTAATTCCTTCAGCAGTTCTTTGGCTAACAGTGTTATTTGCATTGTATCTAATAAAGGATACTTGGTCTATGTCTGGTAAGGTAAAAACATTAGCGCCTCTTACCGTTGCGCCTAATGCCGTTCTTGCGGTTGATGCAGAATTTGCACCCGTGCCACCATTTGTTATGGCTAATATTCCCCCTAATGTAACTACTCCAGTTGATGCCGTATTTGGTGTAAATCCTGTTGTTCCTGCGCTAAATGAAGTAACAGATGTACCTATCGTTTGAGTAGATAATAATCCTGTTGAACTTGCAACTACCATTCTTGTACCTGTACCTGCAAGTGATGTAAATTCATTAAAATTATAATCATTAATTAATTTAGCGTTAGGAATGGTTGTTCCATCCCATCTTAATAATGATTGCCCAATATACGAACTACTAGAAAAAATTGGTATATATGAATTTGAGCCAACGCCTGAAATATTTCCTGCCCCAATAGCCGTTCTTGTGTCAGCTGCGTTTAAAAGGGTAATTGTGTTATCTGTATTAACTTTAATAAACTTATCAGATACGGTATTTGTAATCCCAAACAATAATTTACCTTGAGCCGTTGCGCCTAAATTAGTCAATGCCCCGTCGGCTGTCGTTGCGCCTGTGCCACCATTTAACAAAGGTAAAGCAGTACCGCTATAAGTAAGGGCTAAAGTGCCGCTTGTTGTAACGGGTGAGCCGCTAACATTAAATATAGAAGGTGCAGTTAAACCTACACTTGTAACTGTGCCCGTGCCTCCACCTCCTCCGCTGTATTGTGGAATATTTAAAGTACTACCTATTAATGTAGCTGCTCCACTTGTTCCAGTTGTGGTTAATGTAATATTATTTTGTTTTGCCGCAAATCTTGAAGTAAGGTTTAATAAAGATGTATCAGCATCGCGAAAATACGGTGATAACATTGTTGACGTATCAGAAATATTAACTTTATTATTAAAAGTATTCCAATCAGTTGAGGTTAAAAAACCATTTGCCGAGGTGGTTGCCTGTGTTATAGATAAAGTCCTATTAGCCGTTAAATTGCCTCCACCTTGTAATGGCGGTGTTGTCGCTATGGTTATAGTGCTATTTGCTGGGGTAAATCCTAAAGCAGCTTGTTTACTATTAAATGTAGTCCAATCTGTAGAAGTTAAATAACCATTCCTGCTACTTGTTGCGCTCAATAATTCTATTATTGGAGTGGTTGTTTTGTTTGTTATGGATATTGGATTCCCAGCCGTTGCCGAAGCATCCACCTCCGTAACTGTACCTGCACCAATGGCACTTCTAAAAGAAGCTGCATTTAAAGCAGAAATACTATTGTCAGCATTGAATCTTGGAAATGTAATTGCAGATGGATTGGTCAAAGTAAACATTGATTGCCCTATCGTTGTACCTCCCAAACTTGTTCTGCCTGTGGATGCTGTAAGTCCTGTGCTGCCACCATCCCATTTTAATCTATCTGTATAAGCTGTGTTCCAATTTGTACTATTATTGGGAATGGATGTTGTCCAAGTTGTGCCTGTGCTAACTGCTATTCCTGCTTCCGGGTAAAAAATGTTATTTTGCCCAGAAGAAATTGAAGTATTGCCCGACACTGTGACTAATGTATAGTTTTCGCCTAACTTATAAGATGTGGCTGCTACCTTTACCTTGTTTGTGTCAATAATAGAATATTGGTCATTTATCAATAACTGTCCATTTCTAAATAGTAAAATATAAGCTCGTAATTGAATAGGAAATTTATTTGTTGTCGTCCAAATTAATGTGTCACTTGTAACGTTATTATATTCTTGTTTTAGTATTTTTAAAGTATCTTTTCCTATTTGCAAATTTACTATGCTATCTCTTACAAAGTCGTAAATAGTGGCTGAATCAAGACTTAAAGTTCCCGTCGTTGTTATTGGTCCGCCTGTTATTCCGTAGCCTGTTGCAATATTTGTAACGGTGCCAGTTCCACTATATTGAGGAATATTTAAAGTGTTAGAGTTGAAGGTAGCTGCTCCGCTTGTTCCAGTAGTAGTTAAAGTGATATTGTTTTGTTTTGTCGCAAATCTGGAAGTAAGATTTAATAAACTTGTATCTGTCAATTCCATTAATACAGACAAATCAGCCGAAACTACTCCGGTAGTTGTTATAGGATTTGGGCTAACTGTTATGCCTGTACCTGCTGAAATTGAGGTTAAACTTCCCGATCCACTTCCACCAGCTCCACCACCACGCGGAAAAATCACCGTGTAATTTTCACCTGCTTTATAAGATGATGCGGATATAACTACGCTTGTTTTTGTTGGTACTGTATATTGATTTGGCATTAATATTTGACCATTTCTATAAACTTGTAAAGAGGTAGTATCATTTACAACTAATGTATCTGTCTGTGTCCAAGTCAAAGTTGAGGATGAAACATTCCTAAATTCTTGCCTTGCATAAAATCTACCCGTTGTGTCCGCGTATGCTTTGGTTGCGTAATTAGCAAGCATCGAAGCCGTGTCACTTACTAAAAGGGCTGCCGTTGTATCGCGCCATAATCCACCAGAATAATATAAAGATGCCTTGTCAACTGGTGAAGTTATACGTACATCATGAAGCTCGTCAAGCTCTTGCCCATTCCTTATTTTAACAAATAATTCTCCCGAACCAGCGTTACTTTTTACACAAACACCGATGTAAACCGTGTGTTGTGGCGCTTGAGGTTTTGTAGATGTTAAACCACCTGCCACCGTTGGCGATAAATAAACCGCTGAATCCTCAACTAAGGCTGATGTATTTAATCCTGTTATTAATCCCTCTGTTATAATGTATCCGCTTTGATTGTCTGCAATACTCTCCGCAACAATGCCAAAAGTATTAGCTGAAAAAGCATCACTAACCGCCAAGCCTTTAGCAACGGTTATTCTATTTCCCTGACTTCCTGATAAATAAACAGCCGTTCCTTTTGTCAATGTTGCGCCTGTTCTGTTATTTACCCTTTGATGTAATTGTTGCCCGATAACATTGGTCACTAAACCACCTTTTAAACCTTGTATTAAACTTCCCTGGGTGTCACTATATTCCACTTCGCCCACTCCAACGGTTCCATCTTTTGCCGTGTTAAAAGTAATGGAATCAAAAGGCATGGTCAAGCCTCCTCCTGCACCACTTATTAAATTCCAAACATTGGAAGTAAAATCAAAGGAGTATATTTTTAGGTTAACGGTATCAAGAATTACCCAGGCGTTTTGATTTGATACGGGTTGAATAGATGATGTGTCAGAAATTGAACCACGCCAGACAAGACCGTCTGCGGTAGTCTGGAAACCTAATCTTTGCTTATTAGTATTTGTAGGAAATTGAGCAAAGGCAAATGATGAAGCCAAAACAATAAAAGCAATAACAAGCCCTTGTTTTTTATTTCCTACTTTGTCAATGGCTTTGCCGATAAACTTTCTTGCTATTCCCATGACTAATTCTTCCGCTAAAACTTTGCCAATATTTCCAATGGCTTTTAAAAACTTTCTTTCTTTCTTTGGTGCTTTTATTTCTTCCATTATACAATTATGAAAAATATGACATAATTAGAACCATCGTAATGAGTAGATGAATCTATTGTTATAACTGACCCAGCAACGGAGAATTGACTACTAATTAATTCCTGACCATTTTGGAAAATTAAAAGTTGCTCTAAATTTGAAGGCAATACGCCTGCATTTTTTGTAACGGTTAAAATGGCTGTATAGCTATCTAAAAAGGATTCTTTAAACACCTTTGTAACACTACTATTTTGTGTATTTGGCGTGTTATTTGTTGGCGTTGTGGATCCTGTCCCAGCCACGCCTCCAGCCGAATGATTTGGCGTTCTACCTGAATCAAAATCTAATCCTCTAAATAATACTGTTTTTTCCGTGTATGGCATTATGACTGGTCTATAATTTCAATAAATGTACCTTGAACTATATCGCTTTTTAATTCCATAGTAGCCGTTTCCATGATAAATTTAACATCGTTATTTTCAATCGCTACATGAGGATACCATGGATTATCATTGTCTAAAACCTGAAATGACATATTAAGCATTTTTCTTACTGGAAACAACTGACCTTTAATAATTTCATTAACCAATAATTGATTGATGTTTTTTCCGTCACCTATATCTTTTACACGCCATCCAGTCCCGTCTGTTATTTGCCATGTGTTACTATCGTTCTTTACTCTTATTGCACCCGGACTGCCTAATGATGGGCCGTCACCAATAAACACTCTTTTTTTAACGCTTATACTACTTGTGTCATTGTTAAATGAACCGTAAACGATAACATCATTTTGACCTCCTAAATTACCAGCCGCTAAATGTTCCATAAACAAATTACCTAACTCGTAAAATTTCAAATAGCTTGTAAGTAAATCCGTGCCCGTTGCCGTTTGAATCCTGCTTAATAAAAACCTTACGCCAACGTCCCCACTTTCAGGCATGGTTGGTGTAGTCCAATTTACTATAATATTATCAACCGTACCACCTGCGGCAGGTAATGTAGTCGCTCCACCCGGTATAACAAATTTATAATAGCTAAATGTTTGCTCCCAACTTTGAGCAGAAAAGGTATGTTGAAATCCATTGTAAGTTATATCTCTTTTTAGCCAGTATTTTACATGATTGATTTTAACATAATTAATTTTCCCGTTAAATGTGCCGCTAGGGTCAAAGGTTAATTGTTGGGTTGAAATACAAACAATCCTTTCGTAATATTCTCCTGTAGTTGTAATGCTAAAAGTATCGCCACCCATTTTTAAAACAAGCGTTCCACTTGTAACTTCAATACCAAAAGATACATAATAAGTCGCACCATTTGTGGGAGTAAAATTAGTATAAACCAAATCGCCCGTTGCGTTAGTTGCTTTTGCGTGACCTAAAGGTGCTCCGCCTCCATCGGAAAAAGTCCAGCCGCTGCCTAATGTCCAAGTAGTAATTTCGGGTGAACGGTTGGCGGTTAAAAAATCTATTAATGGTACGACGATAGGTCTTAACTCAATAACAAAAGAACCTTCTACTATATGTTCTGCAATCGTACTTGAACCTACCTGACTATCCCTGTATTTCATTACCGAAGTAAATGTTATAGTAGCTTCATCATTATTATAATCAAGGTCTTTTGAGTTAAAAAATTCTGTGTTTAGGTTATTAAATATTTTACCAGACAATAAATTTACCGACGCTATGTGTTCGTACTCAATATCCAAATCCTTTATATGTCCATAATATCCCCATTTGCCTCCACTAAAACGAAGCATCTTATTTGTTTCGGAATAGTTATCATTTTCAATACTTGATTGAAAACTACTTTGCTGTAATAAAGTAGATGTTAGGTAATAAATATTGATTGTAACCGCAGAATCTAAATAGGTATTTGGCTGAACCATAAAGAATTTCCTATCGGAAAAAAAGAACCTTAAGCCCAATGGCACCATCATTCTTTTTAAAACATCATAGCACTTCATGTAGGTATAATTACCCTTACTGTCTATGGTATAAAAAACTTTATGATTAACCCTCATTCTAAGGAGTGGGTCAATAGAACTATCATACGTCCATGAATCCTCATGCCATTGAAACGCACTAGCCAACACGCCTACCGAAGTGCCATATATTGATTGAACGTATGTAAGTTTTTGAAGGCAATTATTTACATGATTTATAATTGTGTCGTCACCCTGATAAACATCGCTTCCGTCTGGCTTGTAATCAATTCCTTTTAACCACCCTATACCATCAATAGCATTTATGGTGTAATTATATCCCATCTCTAAAGGAATGTCGTCAAATTCAATTAAATCTGCTAAAATATAACCATACCAATAAAAGTTTGGTGTATCGGACGTGTCGTAACCTATTAATTGAATAGTAAATCTACCCTCTGGTGCCGTTAAAAAGTCGGTTAATAATAATTGTTTTTGTTCTGTGTCAATTATATAAGTAAACTTAAAATTACTTCCTATTATTGGTGCGTATCTTTCTAAACCGTTTTCAACATCGGCTTGCCATTCTATTTGCGCTCCCGTAACATCTATATCGTATGTCATTCCTGAAAAGGTACTGTCATCTATTACTAAGTAATATTTACGCCCTTTTTCTGAATAAAATGTAGATGTATATCTTGCAGCCATTATCTTATTCTTGAATTAATATTTCTAGCTTTTTCCATGATTACTAATAAATCACTTCCAGCTACTCTGGTGGTTAATATGTAAGGTGATCCGCCACCGTCTAACATTCCCTTTAATTTGGATAATGGAGCAATTACTTCCGGGTCAACTCTTGCGTTTCTGTTATCCCCAACTGTTGCCATGGTTGGGCCGTATGCTAAACCTCCTTGCGCTAATTTTGGAGGAGCGACTTTATTAAGCATTGTATTGAACAACACGGCTGCACCTGCACCAGCTATACCTGCAACTGCTAAAGCTCCAGGCCCTAATGCTTTACCATAAGGACCATCTAATATATTTTTAATTAAACCCGTAACACCTATCTTTATATTCGTGCTAATTACTTGTCTTGCAGCTTGTAATGCTGCTGCTCCTAACTTTTTTAAATCTGTTTCACCCTGCACCGCTAAATTAGCAAAAGCATCAGCGGCTGAAATTAACGCGCTAGTCATTGTATTTCCAAAACTCATCATTTGAGTTTCAGTAGAAACAAATGAATTTTTAACTTCTTCATTAGTTTCTTTTAATCTTTGATTGCTTGCAGATGCTGTATCTAATTTTATAGCTAATAAATCTAAAGTAGGTAGTAAATTTGTAATACCTGTGCTTTCGCTTGTAATAGCAGGTATTATATTTGGTGACTGTGTTTTGATATTCGTAGGTGAAGCAAATGAAGATTTTGGCGTTGTTTTTAATTTTCCATTCATTGCTAATTGAGATTCTAAAGCTTTTATTTTAGCTTTCATAATTGCAACCTCTGGAGATTCTGTTGTTGTAGTATCACCCCATCCACCACCTGCACCGCTAGGTTTACCTGCTTTACCACCACCAAAACCCATCTCATTTTTACCAGATATTTTAATTTTAGATATACCTGTTAATTTGTCAAATAAAGATGATGCACCCTGAAAAACAAAGGAAATAATATCAAACAATTTATTAAAACCCCATAACAAAGGTTCTAAAGTAATTTTTACCAATAATGCCATAAAGCCTAAAATCCCTTCAAAAAAAGGTTTCATTCTTACTAGTAAATCAAATACCCCTGAAAATACGGACATAATTCTTTTAAATGTCCCGTACAATAATTCTCCGGTACTTGATAGCATTTCCTGCCCTTTTTCTGTAGTTGCATAATAAGCAATTAAGCCACCAATAGCAGTAACCAATAAAACGGTACCGCCCGTTAAGCCTGCAAATACGCCTATCAATATTCTTGATAAAGAAATTATACTTGTTATAGATGTGGCAAATTGACCAATGATTAAAATAACGGGACCAATAGCCGCAGCAATTAAAGCAAATTGCACAATGTTTGCCTGTTGCTCGGGAGTTAATGCCTTAAATCTATTTACTAGTTCTTCCATTTTTTTGGAAATATTATCGAATACCACTTCTAATTTTAAAGTTTCATTGATTGTTTTTCCAAGTTCATTTAAACTAATAAAAATATTATCGCTTAAATTTTCAAAACTATTTGCAAGTCCTCCAGTGACGTTTTGAGTTTCTGGCAGTAAAGCCAATGCGTTACTAAGTTGTAACGTAAAATCTTTGGCACTAATACCCGTGGCTCTAATAAGTTCCATATTTGCCGTACCAAAAGCTGCTTTCATGCCTTCAGCCATTAACGGTAAATTACTTTGAATAACCTTGTAATCTTCGGCTAATAACTTATTTTTTGAAATCATTTGAGTAAGCTGGTATTGGATAGCCTCTAACTCAACTTTACCTTTTCCCGTAGCCGCCAATGCTTTACCAAAACCCATTAACGTACTTCTTGCTTCTTCGGCTGATAGTCCAACGGCTTGTAAATTTACGCTTCCCTGAACGGCTTCTTTTAATCCTAAACCTGGCAGTTTGGCAACTTCTCTTAATTTTACTATTTCATCTTTGGCTAACTTGCTACTACCCATAATAGCGGTCATACCTTTTTCCAACTTTTCCATTTCTGCAAAAGCTTTTAAAGATGCTGCACCTAAACCTAATATTGGAAGGGTTAATGATTGTGTAAGATTTGTACCTACATTTTTCATCGTGTTTCCAAACTTTGACATAGATTTTTCAACCTTGCCTAGCTCCCTGTCTAGGCTGCTTGTATCAATGCCAAGTTTTAAAAGTAGTTTACCTATTGCCATTTATCCTTCTTTATCCCATTTGTCAAATATTGATTTGTCATTATTTGTCAAACCTCTTTTTGTCTTTTTCTTTGTTGGATTCTCCCAAGCAAATTCAATTAAATCTTTAGGCTTGATAGTATGACCCTTTGCCGTATGAACGTTTAGTAAATGCGTAGTTTGCCATCTTATTCGTTCCCATTGTGTTTGTTCTTTTTCTTGAAAATGCCTATTATAGCCTTGCATCGCTATAATGACTTCTCGAAAACTCATGTCATAATATTGCGAAGGAGGAAATCTTAAAACTCCGAAACAAACCCTTTCGACGTGTTCGAGAGTGAGTTCTCCTCCTTCGCCACTACTTTTTTTTGGTCATCTTCTTCTGGAGGTGAAATCTCATTTGAAATCATTTCCATAATGCGAGTTATACCTCCCATGTCCGTATCCACCAAATCGCAAAAGGATTGCAAATTATAAGGGCATTTTTCGCCTTTAGCTTTGTAGCCATGTTCAACTCCGGTAAAGGCTAATTCTAAAGCCAAAAGAAGATCTTCCCCAAGTAGGGAAAGGTCGCTAAGTTTTAGCTTCCTTTCCCTTAGAAATGTACCTAACACGAACATTCCAAATTTAATCGGAATAGTCGTGTTGGCGATTGATATTGTTTTCATGTTAGGTAATTTTATTATGCTTTAACTGTTTTTGTAATTGCACCAGTCACCTCAAATGAAGCTGAATAGCTTGTATTTTCCTCTACGCCTGCATTAAGGTCTAATGATGTACAAATAGCTTTCATAGTGTACACATTATCACCAACAACGTCTGTAGTAAATTTAATAGTAAGTTCTGTACCTGCTATTAAATCGGCAAACAAATCATCGAAAAGGTAA